CTTCCTTTTAGCACCCCGGCTATTCTCACAATCACAAATCGTTTCAGAGATCTGTCGGGAATCCCATCACATCCATCCTTCTTATCCATAAGAGGCAAGGTGTCTACTCAGAATGAATGCTATATAGCCGATCCTTTGTCAGGACTCTGCTCCTTTCTCACTATAGTCATTCATCGAGGGTTTCATCTTGCGACTCCACAAACCTGCGGTATGGTTCATTCCAGTCGTTCAGTCGACGATTTCGAGCAATGTTTTGTTTGCCCTTGACTCCAATGCAAACAGCGTACTCTGCTCGTCCAAATTCAAGATATCCAACTTGAACAGGAAGCCGCACACCCAAACAACCCAATTCAACCTCGGGTTCTGCATACTCTACTAACAGGACTAAACTTGTATTCTTGACTATCCCACTGTCAAAATATGTTTCTCCTGTTATGTAGAGAGGTTGTTGCAGATCCCAAAATAATTTTGTAATGTTGAATGCAAAGGTTGCACTCCCGTAAACCTACGGGTCTCCTATTCTATCCGGTAGTCGTTGACAGAAACGTCTGCCAGGACCAACATCACTATATTTTTAGGAGAGAAAGTGATTTAGCCGTCGGTAAATATATTTCAAAGATATAAGGCTAAATTTTGGAATTTTGTGTAGTCTTTTGAAGGCAACAGGGTTAATGGAACCGAAAGGAAATTCATCTCCTATTACCAGGTTTTGCCCGCTGTAAAGATGAATTTGAAAAATAACGCTGTCTCTGCACTATACTCAACCCATTATGCACGCACCGTTATTGCCATTAACACCCTTATCAACCAACATCCCAGACCGGTTATCTGGAACAAAGCCAAAAAATAATATGTTGATTTCCATCCATATTCAAAAGAAATCACATAGGTTGGCTGGGATGTAATCTAGTCTGGTTAGGACTGCACCTCTTTTTAGTTCTCCAAATAAGCTTTGCAAAATAAGATCTTTGCACTAAAAAGGCAGCTCTAAAGTAATACAAGTATGACGCCCTCCGGCGCCTTAAAATACCCCATCCTTGTCCATAGGGTATTTTAGTATTACAACAGGCAAATCTCACGCTTGTGCAATGACGATATTCGCACATTTTCATTCTAATAGTTTATCAACAGCAGGGAAGCTTTTGATTAATCCAAAAAACAAAAATATATTAGGAATGGGAAAAAAGCCTTTAGTGGTGAGATTAATGATTGGGTTGGTAGCTTCAAAACAATGGTCAAAGAAGGTTAGGTTTACAGATAGTTGTTGTAGAAACTTTAATAATCCGCAAAAAATAATGACTTCCTGGATTCTTCAGAAAAATCCAGATTGATATCAATCGGTGGGGACCGAGCTTGCGGGTTGTTAATAGCAGTTGTAAACCTAATGTTTGAGAAGATCAAAATGGTATAGCACGCCTTCATTCAAGCATACCCTAAAGATCTTCTCCAGGCACGTTTCAGGAATTACCCAAAACAATTCCTAAAATGCCCTATGGATGGTGGACGTTGGGATTCTAACCAACATCAATACCGGCTACAGCCAGTTCTATAGTAGATCATTGAATCCTTTATTTTGCACTATAGATAAGCACTCGGAGATTTTTTACTCATTAATGACGCAAATATTAGTGTGTAAACATTTGTAAAAAATCTACGACGTGTGGCTGCAGCCCATGACACCTTCTTGTTCACAAAGATATAAGGTGTCAATTCCCCCCCTTGGACCAAATAAATGAGAGATGCTTTTTCCAAGGACTTCAAGCAGGATATGATCGACTGTAGGTCATAGGGAATTGATTTTTAGGTGAATTGGATATGTATCCCGATGAAAGATAAAGTACTCTCGGGATTTTCCATCTAAACAACCTTATATAACACACTAGCCAATATTATTGATTCATATTATGTTTTGGTATAGTGTGGCTATGCATAACCATGGACCTGGAACTCCGGTTACGCAGATCTAGCGTATGCTGTTGGATGGTAGCAAGCTACCAGATAATACATACCCTGTAGATTTGCATAATCAGCGAGTGGTGATGACAAGTATCCATGTGGTGAACCCTAAATTATGCATAAGTATGTGAGCAAGATCCAACAGCTAACAAGCAACGCTGTTGGAATGCCCTCAGAGTTGGGAATTATTATAAAGTAGGTGATACTTTATAAATAATTTACCGAGGGCTTTCTGTCAAAATGGATTTTCTAAGATTCAGAAAACGTATATGTCTGCAGAGACATTCGGAAAATCCTAAATGCCAAGCGCTATTACACAAAGGCTAACAAATAGTTATGTAAGAATCCTGCCCTATATGTGTAGGCAATTCTGATGGCTTTTATGACAGAAAAAGTGTCAAAGCTGGTCTAAAAATTCTTGATGACCCAGCTTGCATTGATGGGGGTGAAATTTGACAGGTAGAGAGCGGTGAAAAACATGTTGAAACTAACAAAAGATAAAGTTCTCAATGCTTACTCGAGAACTTAGTGTGACTACAAGATATAACCTTTTGTTAATTGTATGCTTGGTATAACACCTTATACATGTTATCTCTACAAACTCTCAAAAACTGTGAGATTCAGTCTACAGAGCTAGAACGTCAAAGCTCTACACATGGTGCTCCTTCACCGGGAGCGACCACAGGCCACTCTGGTTAATGGCCAAATCCCTTCATTGGATATCCGAAAGTATGCAAAAAAGAAACATGTAGACTACTTTGGATACCCGCTCGACCTCAATTTGTAAAATATAAGAACTTTCATGAGGTTGTTGAGAAGGTGGAGTCGTGCTGAACACAGCTAGGTTCGTTTCACAAACCGACCGTTCACACGCGACTTCAATGGATGATGCCCATGAAAAGCATCCTCTCTGG